AATTCCTGAGTTTGTTCCTCTACGATCTCTGTTTCTTCATCAGTCAAATTGGCACTCCTTGGGTTGCGAACCCTTTACGCTATTGTTGAAAATGTTGCCTGGCCGTAACGAGGCCAACGAATGTTTTGAGAGCAACTAATCTTTTGATATCAGTTTGTGGGGCATTATGTCAAAGAATTATTTGATTACAAATATGTTGATGAAAATGGATTGAATATATAAATCAAGACTTTACCAACAAAAAGGGGTGGTTATGGAGTTTAAATTTCGAGTTCAGTCATGGTTTTATGATGCTATAAGTACACACGCATCAATGTGGGGCGGACCAGACCGAGACGATATCCTATTAGCTGCATTGGGAATGGTGAAAGATTATATGCCAAGGTTTTGTAAATCTGAAAGTACGGAAAGCCTTGAAAGAATTATTGAAGAATCGAAACAGGTCGTAGAGGAATTAGATTCTTTAAAAAAATCTTACTCTGATCTTATCGAGTCAGCTAAAAAACAACTAAAGATCAATAAGAAAAAGCTGAAAGAAGATGACGAAGAGGAAGACTAAATTTTTGCACTTTTAAAATATATGCACATGAAACGGTCGTTTTGTGTGCATTAGATTAATCGCCATATCTCAAGTGGAACCCATTCTATCCAAACTCTTGTTCCGTTCCACCATTTCATTTCGTGTCTGGGCAAATACATATTCCACCCATAAATCATTTGTGATAATTGGCGTGTCATTGAAAACCTCTTCACTTAAAAAGGTGTTCGAAGTTGTCTTTATCAAGTTTTCCATCAAAACAATTCAATATCCAATCAACTAATTCTTGGCTTATATTTGCTGGGTTTTTGGCTATAGCCTGACAATCAGCAATACCAGGCAAGCTCCAGCACACCTTAACGTCTCCACGTTCAACGTTTACGATATATAGCGTCTTTGTATGTATTGGATATTCAAACATCGTTTTAGAGGCGAATGGTGCGGTTTGTCTTGCTATGAACCAGTTATGTAGAACGTTATCGGCAAACGCTTCTTTTTTGGTCAGTACGAGAACATAAAACGGACTTCTGAACTTACCAACGTTTTCATTGATCGTTTTCTCCATCTCTTTGGTAAACTCGGGCGCTATACCTTCAAGTATCTCCTCAACGGTATAATCGGGCTGGTCATTTGACATGATATCAATGACTGCTTGACCGACTCGCGCGCCCTTTTTTCCAAAACGATCGTATTGATATTTCGGATCGTCACTATTCATCTTCTAACCTGTCTATTAGACCAAGAAGATAGTTTTGTAGAACGTAACAACCGAAATTTAAAGGCAGTTTATTTAAGAATCTCAACGATAGTTTTATTTCAGGTAATGTTAGATGCTCATCGTTTTCATATTTATCTAAGATGTCTTCAAATTCCTGATCGTAAAACCAAATCTTATCTTCATTCATTAGTACGAGGCCTTTTTATCGAGTGACTTACCAAGCTTCACGTCTTTTTTGATTCCTGCTGACTGCTCTTTAATATCTTTTTTCAGATGTTGCATTACCTTCTTTACAGGCATTGCTTTCTTCATCATTGATTTAAATAATTTCTTGTCTTCGGCAGCGTCAGAGTGCCCTTTCATCTTTGCCATTTAAAAATCCTTTAATGTTGTAAGTAAGGGCCTGTCAAAATAGTTTTATCCATTTTCTTTGGCTTATCAATCTTGACAGACCTGCCTTTCATGACCGCTGTCGCGATTTTGAGAGCTTTACCCTCTTTACGAATCATGACCATGAAAGTAATTCCTTATTTCTGGTTAGAAACGTGTTTGCGAGCTGTTCCGACCATCTTGTGCTGTACTTCATCAATACCGCGCATTGTGTCGTCTTGACTGTCATCGCCATAGTACGCGCATTTTGGGTACTCTGAGGTGATCACTTCTTCTGGGAGCCCTGCTCGTGAGGTTTTACCAATTGATTGATCATGCCCTGTAGCAAATCCACCACTACGTGCATGCTTCTTTTCTGTATATCTTGCCATTTTAAGTTCTCCTTAATGGAATATCTTTACTTAACATATTAGAATTTATTTTCTAACACATTTTTTACATTGCTTGATTCATGGAGGGCTGCCGTCTCTCTGGGGAAGCGGCAGTTCCACTCTTCATTGCCTGATTTTCTAATCCGGCATGTATCCTTTCTTCTTCGCCTATCTCTCTTACTACATTCACGGCACGTTCCAATTGCTCAATGTCCATCGTGTCGATTTCTTTGGCCGCCTTAATTAGGTTGAGAATGGCTGCTGTACGGTCTTCATCTGCCCGCTGCATGCGCTCTGCACTTAGAGCAGCATCTAACTTGACTTTGTTTAATCGTTCAGCTGCGAGCGAATGCTGAGCTTCTGAATATGAGAGCTTGGTTTCGTTATCAACCTGCATCTGCTGCATCTGTAACTGAGCCATTTGCTGTTGTTGTTGCTGTTGAGCCTGTTCAGATTGAGCAATCTCCTCCATCAACTCGTCTTTATCAGGAATATTCATATTCTTAATAAGGTACGTTGTCGGCACAGGTATGCCCAATTCGCGCAAGTAAAGAGCCTGTCTAAGAGCCAATTGCTTCTGAGTGGATGTCAAAGGCTGTTCTTCTACAATCGCGTCGTATTTGCCAAATGCTCTGTTGTAGAATTCTTCTGTAGGTTCTTCACCGATGATTCTAGCTATCTTTCCAGGAGTCCAATTAGATTGAATAAGCTCTATTTGTACGTCTCCCAATAGCTTTTGAGACTGATCGAGATAATCAAACAAGATTTGGAGTGTCGTAAGTCCGGCTCCTTGACGTAACATACTTAAAATTCCAGCTTTGTCATCTTCAGCTGAACCAAGTAATTCCTCATTTACACCAGAAATTTGTTGAATTTCTTGTGCAAGAAGCTCCGAGAGTTGAATCATAGACGGAGGAACTTGTGCAGGTTCAATCTTCTGCACGTCTGTCATTTGAGCTTCGGCTTTAAGTGCCAAACCACGGCCTTGACCTTGCATGAATACGTCTTTAGGATTAACCAGCGCGTTTTCTTTGTATATCCATCCAGAATTTACCTGGCTCTCGAGCAGATCCAGCTCTAAACGCCTGCGGTGATTAAATAAATATTGCGAATCACGAAGGCCTCTAGTAACCCCCATACAGCGCCATGGGTAATACGCCATATTTGGATCATAGTACGCCCACACTGGCACGAATGGATACCGATCTATGCCCAATGGATTTGGTCCATGGTACATGACCTTGCCTTGTACAACGATAGCTAGCTTGGTTGTCGGTATCTCCTGTTCGATCTTTACCACATCAGGATATGTCTGAAGAAAATCTCTTAGATCATCATCTTGGCCACGCCATTCGATTGTTTCGCCGTTTGTAGCATCGACAAGTAATATTTGCTTTCGTGTTGATAGGTACCAGAACTCATCATAGATAATTAAATCTTGATTCCCGTAATTATATGACTCCGGCTGGTATTGAAACTTTCCATCTCGCCCGCCGTAACCGACCATTGTTTTTATCTCTTCTGAACGGCCTGGAAGCAGCATTTCTACTTGCGTTCGAGATAAATACTTTCTTGTCCAGATTGAGTTGCAGTCGGTTAAATCTCTATTCTTAAAATACGGGTCAATCAAAAAGCTTGAGTAACCAATGTTATCAACCTTGATCTCGCCATTAACTGGATCCGTTCTAAAATCTTGCCAAACAGATAACAAGTTCATTCCGCAGGAAATAGCGCCCATGAATGCATCTGAAAGCGTTTCGTATACTCCGCCCTTGTTATTAACGTGATACATTAACTTAGTGAACTGATCGGCTGTCTTCTGTCCACGCTCTTCAACTGGCGTGACAACGGTAGACTTACGGTGTTGCCGTTGGTATCCGCTGATCATATTGATAACGCGACGAATACGGTTGAAGTTAAACTGGTGGCGTTGAAAGTTAGGTAGCGTTCCATAAATGGAATTGATTATTGTCTGATCGCCAGCAGCAAACCTCGCGTCAATATCGGCTTCTGTCCAATAGCTTTGATTAATCGTAATATTCTTGGAATACGTGTAATCCATGAGCTTTAAAATATTATGATCATTATCAACATAATAAGTATCGCTCAACTGAGGAAAAAGAGTCATACGTCTACACTGTTATAGTATTTTCTTTACTTTACCCCATATCAATATTTTATTGGATATATAGTTTGAATTGGCTATATGGGACATAAATCAAGGAGGTTCATATGGTAATGAAATTCGACAAGCAGCTATTTCGTAATGATCTGAACAAGTTTATAGATAAAAACATTGTACAAGACGTTTCCTGTGACAGCGTGGATGAGATAGTTGAAAAGATAAACGAATTTGTTAAGAAATATGATTTTAATTCTCGTCTTTATTTTGACAGTTCGGAGAAATAACAATGGCAGCGCGCAGACGAAACGTATTAGAGCCGATGTATCCAGCTTATGTTGTCGATGAAAAAGACACGATTGAAACGCTTAAAGGAATGGGCTTACATCATTGCAAAATACCTATGGATACGCCACAGTATGGCGATCCTACAAAGATTCATGATTGCATCGAGGACCTAAAGGGAAGGCTAATTATGCGGCGTGATGGTGTAGGAGTACAGGTAACGTTTTGTCCTGTATGTGGAAAGAAAGCGAGGAGTAGGCCGTGAAAATAGCTATTCTTGGTACGCATGGAGTAGGTAAAACAACGCTAGCATCGCAATTATTCACGTATTGCGTGCGTAATGGCAAAAACGCTAGGTTTATTCAAGAAGTAGTTAGAGATTGTCCATTTGGTTTGCATGAAAAACAGTCTATTGACACGGTTTCGTGGATTATAGCCAAGCAAATAGGTTATGAATTAGACGCAAAGGCTAGAGGTGCCGATGTTATTATCTGTGATCGCAGTGCTGTGGATCCTGTTATGTATCTATATGTTCAAGTTGGTGTTAAAGTAGACGAGTACGCACAAAACTTGTCTGATCTGGCGCACTCATGGCTTAATACGTATGATGCGCTAATCTATGTTAGGCCTTCAGATGGTCCTATACTTGACGATGGTTTCAGATCGACTGACGAAAGGTTGCAACGTGCTGTTGATTGCGAGTTTTCCATCTCCATTAAGGACTTTTCGGAGAATTACCCAAGTAAACAAGTCTATTATTTGTTTTCTAACTCAATATTTAACTCAGATTTAACAGATTTCTTTAAGAATATATTGGAGAACTCTAGATGATTGAATCAATAAGTTGGATTTTCACTTTGGTGGCATTGATTGGAACATACCTTAATACAAATTCTGACCGTCGTGGCTTTTATTTTTGGCTCGCTTCTAATATATTTTTTAGCGTAGTCAACTTTGCTTGTGGGCACATGGCGCAAGGCTTTTTGTTTGGCGTGTATACAATATTAGCGATAGTTGGCCTTCAGCGATGGAAATAACCGAACAACTAGTTAGATGGTATAACATTGAGTATATAAAACCGGATAAAGAAGGTTTTTATATAATTTACAACAATTATTGTAATTCTAATTTTTTAGAAGTTTCGATTGGATTATGGGATGATATTACAAAACGATTTATAAATCACGAAACTGAAAGGGCGATTCCTGGCGTAACTCACTGGATGCCGATGCCTGATCCACCATGCAAGAATTAACATGTTTTATTTTAATAATTAACACTCACTTCTTCTTAGCTAGCGTTAGAGCCTGATTTTCTTCAAACAATATTTAACATCTTGACGTATTTGCATTTAACATTATCATTGATGCAAATGTGAGGTCTTATGAGATTTCTTCTAGCTTTCTTTATCATGATTTGTGCTCCCACATTCATGCAGGCTAAAAACTACGCTACTGATCCTGGCTATGCAGATTGGTTTTGTCATAAGCATAAAAAGCAGTTCTATGATCTAGATAGTTGGTACAAACATTTAGTTAAACACCACAAACTCAAAGATAAACTTAAAGACACAGATAAAAAGGTGACTATCTTCGACGGACATAACTTGTGGATTTTGACTGAAAACGGTCTTAAGAAGATGGAAGAAAAGGAGACCACAGTAGAAAAACGGCCTGAACCACCAACAGGCAATTATCCATGCCCTTATTGTTCAAGAAAGTTCTGTACGTACGCAGCGTATTACTGGCATAGAAAGAACATGCATCCAAATTATATCTATAGAAGGTAATGCTAGATGAGGGACTCGAACCCCCGACAGGTCATTTACAAAACGACTACTCTACCAAACTGAGTTAATCTAGCTTGCGCTGGAAGCAGGAATTGAACCTGCGACCAATTGGTTAACGGCCAATTGCTCTACCGCTGAGCTATTCCAACTTACTTTTTTGTTTCTTGAAGTTCATTCTAACGTCCGAGATAAATCTTCGAAGCATAACACGTTTATCTTTAACTAAATTTAGATTGTATATGTGTCCAATCATGTTAAGTGCACCCATATATAGCGACATTATCTGCTGATCAGCATTTCCGCTTCTAAACATTTTTGCATGTATTATTTGAATTTCCTTGACAAATCCATCATATAATTCCGCATCTTTTTTAGAAATGACTCTTCCAACCATAATACTACCAAAAGCTTAGCAATTGACGTTTCATACGTCTATCCATTTCTTCTTTAACTATCTTGTTTTTGTCTCTTGAAGTTTGTTCTGACGTCGTAAACAAAACCTCTCATCAAATCGCGCTTAGCTTTGGCCGAACTCTCTATGTAAATATTTCCAATCATATTCACAGCAGTAAGATAAAGAGACATAATCTTTTGTTGATCTGTACATTCTTTGAACATTTCTCTATGTAATGCCTGCACAGATTTTAGGAACTTGTCATATAATTCTGTATCTTCTTTACTTAGCGTTATCTGCTCCATCATACCCCCAACAATTTAGAACTTGACGTCTCAAACGCCTGTTCCTGCTCTACATATCCAATTAAAACATTAAAGTCACGGTGTCTTGAATGCTTTGCGATTTGATATGGAGATATACCACGTCGAGCTTCTTCTGTAATCAATCCTCGTCTACCAGAATGACCGGAATATTCACATCCA